CCCCTAGGGGGCTCCAGGCATGGTGCAGCTATCTACTTCCTAATCGGAAGTGGATGACCAAACCACAACTCGTTAGCTCTAGGAGGTGCGGTTATGCGTGAACGTCATACAACATTCCGGGACGCTTTTGATAGCGATCCCGGCTCTGTTGAACGCTCATGGCAAACCGTTCCATCTCAAGGTGATCGCGTGGTTGTAAGTAATACTTACAAGCACAAAATCACCCGAAATGGATTACTTCCTAGGGGTCAAGTGAAAACACTTGACGAGAACCATTCCTCGCAACTCAAGGTGTCTAAACACTTTGAGTTTCATGGTGACATTGGAGGTGATTTCAACCTAACACGTCAGGGAACCGTCTGCGAACATTCGCCGACGGCGATCTGGGGTGATAAAGTTGATCCCACTTTTCCAAGCATCATGAGGCACTACGATTATCGTGGTGCCGTTTATCCGTTGGACCCTGCGACATGGCAAATGCCCTCACATTCTGGGTTGACTAACCTAGATGTTAAGGGCGCTAGCCTTATTGCCGCAGTTAAGCCAACGAATAACGTCGCCAACCTAGCTGTTGATCTAGCAGAAGCTAGATCACAGGGACTCCCGAAGTTAGCTGGGGTCTCTGCTTGGAAAGACAGAACGAACCTTGCAAGAGCTGCAGGTTCGGAATATCTTAACAAGGAGTTTGGTTGGGTACCTCTTGCCAGCGACATACGTGACGCAAGTTACGCTGCCGCTAACGCTCCTGAGATTTTAGCATCTTATGAGCGTAACTCGGGCAAGTTGGTAAGACGGAGAATGGAGCTTCCTATCGAGACTTCTGAGACGTGGTCGATTGTACAGTCATCTGCGCCTTACTTCGTTAGAAGTGACACAGATAATACCTGTATCGTCGATTCGTCTCAGCCCCAGGGTACGGTGCTCCAATGCGACCGCACGTACAAGCGTACGTGGTTTTCTGGTGCTTTCACATACCACTTACCCCTTGGTTGGGGAAGCCACTATGGCTTGGTGGATGCGGCGGCTAAAGCCGGTCCCTTACTCGGGATCGAGCTTACGCCAGAGGTCGTTTGGAATGCTACACCTTGGACGTGGGCCCTCGACTGGGTGTCAAATATTGGAGATTGTGTTTCCAATATATCTGACATGATAGTCGATGGGTTGGTGATTAAGTATGGTTACGTGATGGAACATTATGTTTCGTCACGTACCTACTATTACGCCGGTACCGGTAAGTATAAACCTATCGGTGGCGTCGTGGTCTCTCCTGTTACCCTCTTCTACGAGACGAAGAGGCGCAGGAAGGCCTCACCATTTGGTTTCGGGCTGGATTGGAGTGGTTTCACTCCACGCCAACTCGCCATCACTGTTGCTCTGGGTTTGACCCGGACGTAACTGAGATGGTTGTCCCACGCCTAGCCACATGGGCTAGGTGTAAAACACCTAGTCCTAGGAGTGATGCCTAATGGCATTTACCGATCCAATCGCACTGACGATTAATTCTGTGGGTTACACCCTACCGAAGGTTTCGGTAGAAGGTGATGACACACAGTACCAAACGTCAGATGGGCTGATTGTCGTGAAGGCTTCGCATACTTATGCGAAGCGTAATCGGCATCTGCTCAGGATCGACCATTCCAAGATCACTCCCGACCCGTTTATCCCTGCGACGAACGTCAAGATTGGTAGCTCTTGCTACCTAGTCTTTGACGCTCCCGCTGCTGGATACACGGCGACGGAGCTCTTGCAGATTTACCAGGGTTTTAAAACCTGGTTCACTGCAAGCTCGGATGCGATCATCACCAAGTTGCTTGGCGGTGAATCGTAGAGGTCTTGGTGTACATCTCACGATGGAGAAGTATTCTAACGAAAATACTCTCCGTACGGGGTCTGTATACCAAGAAGCGCTCGCGGCTGCATCACGTCTTCCAAAAGAAGAAGGCCTAACTAAGCCTAGAGGCAAGATTAAGAGCCGTAAGGTTCTCATTCTTGCTCTCTTTAGCTTAGGTCAAGCCCTTGTGGTGCTCGTGAATCAAGTATTTGACATTGTCAAATACTTTTAATTCACGTGCCGCCCTCTCTTGTCTTGGTTTCCAAGGCATCTCGTGGTTCCTTTCCATTGTAACCGCCCCCGATTTATTGGAGGTGAGTAAACGTGAATTATCGCGCTTACTAGGAAAGGGGAGATCCGTTAGGCTATGGATAGATTACCTCTATTTAAGGAGGGTCTATGAAAAGCCTTACGTCACTCTGGACGGTAATGGCCGAAGATCTGGCCATTACCTGCTGCACCAGCGCCACTCTTGACATTAAAACGGTCAAGAGGAGAGTCGAATGCGAGGGGTTATCGTTTCTTACGATAACCCTGCCTGACCTTGGAAAAGCTACCCAAAAGTGGCTTGACCTTGGCCACGCGACATTCCATCCCTCGGTTTACTATAGACGAGGGAGAAGTCTCCCTGAATTTCTTCAGGGTTTCTTCGGTCGCGTATTCGACCCTGTATCTGGCGTGTTGCTTGATGATCCAGACATTGATGCAATCTTCGCCATTAGGCAGTTAACACTGTCTTTTGGGAAGATCCTTCATCCTTGTAGTGATACAAGAATAAAGGAAGCAATGTCTGATTTCGTCAAGTGTGAGCGAGAAGTCCGTGAGTTTGACTCGAATATCACAGAAAGAGATCTTTGTGAATTCGAACGAATGTCAAACTTGCTTTTTGGAAGTGTGTTTTCCAAAATGGATAGCGATATCCATTACGGTACACTCCTTCCGAAGCATGGCCCAGGCGCTACCGCGGATCGTCTTACCTCTAATGGTAAATACAATTCGCGTGCCTGGACTACACGACTCGAGAAGATCTTTCCTTCTCATGAGTTCCTTATTCCGAACCTCAATTTTATTGGGGAACTGGATAAGGAGTCCTTCTCCGAACCTGATGCTGAAACGCCCGTGAGGGTGGTTTCAGTGCCTAAAACGATGAAGACACCGAGAATCATTGCAATTGAGCCTTCGTGTATGCAATATACACAACAGGCAATATTGCGCTGTTTTCTCGATCACTTCTCTAGGGATGAACTCCTGAAGAAGATGATTGGCTTCGACGACCAGTCTCTTAATCAGAGATATGCTCGTCTTGGCTCGATCGATGGTCAGTTGGCAACACTCGACTTGAGTGAAGCGTCTGACCGTGTCTCCAATCAGCTCGTCCGAGCGATGGTTCGTCGTTGGCCCCATTTGCATGAGGCTCTCGACGCCTGTCGTTCTAGACGGGCTGACGTACCCGGTTTAGGCGTTCAACGCCTAGCCAAGTACGCGTCGATGGGTTCAGCACTCTGTTTCCCGATAGAAGCGATGGTTTTCACAACCATTATCTTCCTAGGGATTCAGAAGTCGCTCAACACGTCACTCACCAGAAAGGACATTAAGCGCCTCTCTGGGTCGGTGCGTGTCTATGGGGATGATTTGATTGTCCCCGTTAGACAGGTGCGAATGATCGTTCAGACGCTCGAACATTTCGGTGCTCGAGTTGGTCTGGCAAAGTCTTTCTGGACTGGTAAGTTCAGAGAGTCTTGCGGGAAGGAGTATTACTCCGGACGCGATGTTTCAATTGTTCGCGTTCGTCGCGATATCCCTTCCACGATCACAGACGCTACTGAGTTGATCTCAACAGTTTCTCTTCGTAACCAACTGGCGGAAGTCGGTTGTTTCGAGAGGACTGTTGAGTGGCTGGATAACCGTCTAAGGAAAATACTTAAGTATTTTCCCGAAGTCGGGCCAGACTCCTCAGTATTGGGCAGGGTTTCCCGCGACCACCACGGACTTACTGGTGGACGTTGGGACCCATCCTTGCATATCCGTTTAGTTCGCGGATATTTTGTTCAAGGCAAACCTCCGAATGATCCTCTCGGAGATACTGGTGCCCTCCTCAAGTGCTTACTTAGACTAGAATCTCGTTTTCCAACAGGGGTTGTCAGAGTGGATACTGACTTACTCCCCTGTTACGAGCCTAGTCCGACTTATGAGTTTCCGGAAACCCCTTCCCGGTCTCATAAGTCTTCCTTGCGGATGCCATCCGTAAGCCAAGATGAGAAGCACTTGGAGCGTTCTGGACGTCCCAAGCACGTCAGCATAAAGCTTGGATGGCGACCAGCTGCATAGTGCAGCTGGCGGGGCATTGTGCCTTGTGGGAGAAGCCAAATCAATCAGATAAATAAGTGTGCAGACCAACCCTCGTCTGTACCATTATCTGCCTGATGACGACCGTCCTCACGGACGGAACGTCTGGCACTTCTGTAGGGGTCCATCTATTGGACCCCTACAGGGAGATGCATTTGGCAC